GACAACTTCCACCATCACCTAAACCTGGTTTCATGTATTTTGGACTTATTAATCTATGAGTACACTTTGACAGTACATCGCAAACAAAATTTGCATCTGCATTTTTCATTTTATCTGCTGCATGTTGAATCATGTTTACAAAGTTAATTTTTTGAGTAATGAAAGTATTATAGAATACTTTAATCATTTCTGCTTCTTTAAAGTTACATATTTGAATTCTTGGATTGTTTTCTGCGATTGTCTTATAGAAATCGATTAATATCTTTGGTCTATAATTTGGTCTTTCGCCATTTGAACCATCTCCACCATTTCTGTCTGCACCAATTACAAACAACTCAGGATTTTTGAAATCCCATGCAACGGTTCCTTGTGCTATGAAAAATGGACTATAAACAAAATCGGCATCTGTTATAAGGTCTCTAAGTTTATTATCAATTGTCGTAGGTATTACAGTTGAAATAAGAACAATCAATTGTGGTTTCTTTACGAACTTATTTAATTCAGATAGTGTTTCTTCAACTGCTGAATAATCGAAATCTTTTGCTGGTAAATCAGAGGTAGGAGTTTCTCCTCCATAACCATCTTCATGTGGTGTTGGTACTGAAACAAAGATAATTTCTCTATCACTTATTGCTTCAAACAAATTTTTACGACAAATCGCAAGATTACTTACTTTTGGGTCGTACCCTGTTACATCGTGACCTTTTTCATACGCCACATCACTGCATGGCTTTCCTAGTTTTCCTAAACCAACAAATCCTACTTTCATTTTAATACTCCTATTTCTTTAAATTAATTCTATATATTATATATACGTGCTTATTTAGTCTTTCTTTATAGTGCAATATCAAGTTCTTTATAGATAAATTTCATAATATTTCTATGAGATTCAGCATTTGGATGTGCATCTATTCCACTAATTCTTTCATATTGACCTGCTCGTTCTAAAAAGTTTATCAGATGAAATCCACCTAATTCATTAAAACACGGCCATCCCATAAATGTATCTTCTTTTATCTGTAAAGATAATGGGTTCTTTATTAATTGTTCCATAGATTCTTTTTTAAACAACTTTGCTTCTTTATCATGTTCAAAGTAATTTGACATAGGATTTAACATTTGAAACATTTGTAATTTTATATTTCTAGATTCACAAATACATTGTAATGAATAAAACAATTGTAAATTCTTATTAATAATTTGTTTAGGTGTTGGATACTCACTAGAAAAAGTATTTAGATACCATTGATTTAAATATTCGTAATCAAAAACTTCTCTATCAAGTTTTTTATCTACCACATCTTTTCGTCTTGGTACAAGTGTTCTCCAATCATCTTTATGTTTAATCATAAAATCTTGTCTTGTCCACTCTGTCCAACCAACTATTACATAATCAATTTTATCGTGTTTAGATATTTCAGAAACAACTCTATTAAAGATTATTTCGTTTCCAATACCACATATTGCAAGATTGATAACATTAGTATTTGTTTTTTCAGAAAGTAACTCTGGCCACATTTTAAATTCAAGAGGCATTGGTTGTGCTGACTTTGGTTGTTCTTTATCTGTAAAACTGCAACCACCTACAATAATCATATGTTATTTCCTAATATTTTTGCAAATTCTTTATGTGCTTTTGAAGTTGGATGAGCATCTGATGTATGATAAGACTTATCATTTTTTTTGTTCCATGATTGAAGAGAAAGTCCACCAATTTCTTCGATAAAAGGAAACCCTATTAAAGTACCATTATCCACATTATCATATCTAGGATGATTCATAATATATCTGATAAACTCCATATTATCAAAAATATTTGGTAAAGGATTTAATGCTGCAAAAATTTTATATGGTATTCCTATTTTTTCTAAAATAGATTGCATAAGGATAATATTTTTATAAAATCTATCTCTCATTTTTTTAGTTCTAGGGTCGTAGTCTCTTATCATTCTTCCATTTAAAAGATTTCTTGTTATTTCTGTCATACCAATAACAACTAGACCATCTTTACTAGATGATAATAAATCATAATCGTCAATAATATTTTGTATAATATGTTCATTTGAACAACCATCTTGCCCATGATTAACAACAGGTGTTTCTAATATTTCACCAAGATATTCTGGCCAACATTTTTGTGTAACTCTTACATAGTTTGTAATACTACATAATTCGCCCAATCGTGGTATTTCATTATCCTCATCAAAAATTGTTTGTGACAGAGAACTAACTGCTACATCAGTTTCATATTCATAGTGTGTAAAACTACAACCATATGTAAATAATCTAGAATACTTTGACATTATATTTCCTTTCAAAATTTATGGCATCTAACCATGTATTAACTATTGGTTGTCCTTTAATATTCAAAGAAGTGTTTAAAAGCATTGGACAACCTGTTTTAGCATAGAATTCTTCCAATATAAGGCGGGCTACAGAGGTATTTGTTTGTTCTACGACTTGTACTCTGGCAGTACCATCAATATGCGTTACTGAACTATAATCATGCATTGCTTTTGATACAAACTGCATATATCTATTCTTTCGTCCTTTAAAGTAGTCATCAAAATGCTCCTCTAAAATCATAGGTGCAAACGGACGATATTTCTGTCTTTGTTTAATAGTATTAACTGTATCCTTTACATCGTATCTAGGGTCTGCAATTAATGAACGATTACCTAATGCTCTTGGGCCAAACTCTGCACGACCATTAGCAATACCACAATACTTGTGTTTTAATAAATGTTCAACAACTTCTTTTGGATTAACATACTGATTAATATTATAACCAAGATACGGATGTTCCCAATCCAATCTTATACCATTAACTAATGCAGCTGCTCCTAACGATGAACCTGCATCACCAGGTGAAGGCATAATCCATATGTTATAATAATCTAAAAGTTTACTATTGGCAACACAATTTAAAGCACATCCACCTGCTAGTATTAAATTTTTCTTTGTTGTGTATCTTAACAATTCTTTTAATTTTGTTTCATACAAATTCTGAATTGATGCAGCCAAATCTTCAGGTCTTGCATTTGGTAAAATGTTACCAACACCTCTGTGATTGTTTTGTTCTAACAAATATTCTAAATCGTATTTGGGTTCGCCGAATGCAGCCATACCCATAGTAATATATTCTTCTTCATTTGGTTTCAATCCTAATCTTTGTGTAATCGCTGAATATAGTAATCCAAGTGAATAAGGATACCTAAATGATTTTATTTTTTTCATATTATCCCAAATGGTAATTGTTTCCCATTCACCTATGGCATCTATGACAATAATATTACAATCATGAAAAGGTGCCGTTAAATAACCTGCGGCTGCATGAGTTTGATGATGTCTAAAATAATAATCATATTTTCTTCTAGGGTATTCTATTCCTTGACCTGCAAAAATTCTTCTAGTGTTTTTCCAAAATGGTGATTCATAATATGCGATGTTATCGTAAGTATAAGGTAACTGTTTTAATGATATCCACTTATCATTTTTAACTCGACTGTATCTTTCACTATGCGATGCATGTAAAATCTTTTTTCCTTCTAATACAGTTACACCTGCATCATGAAATCCCTCTGATACACCGACATTAATCATCTTCATTTACCGTACAATATTTTTTACATTTGTAATAAGCATCATCATAGTTTTCCCATGATTGAGGTAGTGTTTCATCAAACCACTTTCCCTTGAGTATTTTACTTAAAGGATTTTTGTATATATTGTAATCATCTTTATTGTCCATATATTTTTTCATGATATGTTTATTTTTTGATTCTTTTCCTTTATACAATTCCTCAATATCTGTATTATCAAACTTGTATGCCATGTTACTTAAATAACAACACGGAAAAACTTGTCCGTCTGGGTTAACAATAACAAGTTCATCGTTTTTCCATTCACAACTAATACACTTACTCATTTTCTTAAAACCTGTTCTTTGCCATTCTCATCAATAAAATTAAATGTATCACTTTCTCTAAATCTATTAGAATCAAAATGACGCCAATACTTAGCACCATAATCTTTTGCAAGTTGTTCAATTTCTTTTAAGTGTGGTCTATTGTGTTCAAAGACAACTGTTTGTGCCATTGGTGTTGACCATGTTTCAGATAATGTTTTCATATTGTCTAATGTTTTTTGTAAATTACATTTTCTACGATAGTGACTATGCATTTCTTGATTGATACCATCAATATCAAAATACATTTTTAATCTTTTGCCACATAATATACCAAGGTTCCAATAATAATCTTCATTTCTGATAGAACCATTTGTTGTGATTTCTATTCTGCAATTACTTGTATCAATAATATATTCACACATGGGAAACAAATCTTTGAGCATCATTGGGTCACCCCAAGTTCCACAAAACTGAATCTCGTCTAATTCTTCTAGTGTTTCTTTTGGAAATGCTTTTTTAAAATCATCAATTGACCATTGGACAAGTGGTAACCATTCAGCAGTTCCACAGCCATTGGGATTTATCCTATCACATTGAGGACAGCCTGCATTGCAAAAATTAGTTATTGATAGACTAATCTTTCTTATTGGTGTGTCGTTCCACTTCATGTTTATCCTCGTAAATATATACATCAGATTTTTCTCTAGGTTTAAAGTAACCTAAAAAAGTATTCCAATATAACAATGTATATAATTTTATTCTTTTAAGTTTTTTCATGATATTGTGCTATAACTATTATTATAATTAACTCTACTAAAGTTTTGTACCTTTTCAAACTTAATACTACTACTAAATTTATCTGCAAGTTGGTCACCTTTATGACTAATTACAAAAACATTTTCATTATCCAAAGTGTTAAGTATTCTTAAAAACTCATCTGTGCCTTGACCATCTAATGAACTATCAAATATCTCATCAAGAATTAACAAATTTGTATTGGTAGAATTTTTCATTTTAGCAATTGCTCTCCATGTAAACAATAATGCTAAATCAATTCTTAGTTTCTCACCTTCACTAAATGAAGCATAATTAAAGTTATCTCTAAATCTAGATTTAATTGTTTCATTAAAGTTTTCATCTAAATTAAAGTTAACATAAAATTCCATAGACATAAGATACTTGTTAATTAACTGATTCATAATAGGTAGATATTGTTTAACAATTTTTGTTTTGATACCTGAATCATCTAGCATATCTCTTACTGCATTGGTGTAAGTCTTTTCTTCTTTCTTTTCACTTCTTTTTTGTTCTACACCTTTACATTCATTTTTCATACTAGAAAGTTTATCTAAGTCTGTTTGTGATACTGAACCTTTTTCAAATGATGATATTTCATCTGATAGTTTGTTATTATACTTTTCTAATTCTGTAATGGCTGAAGTTAATTCTGCTCTTTGAACTTCGTTATCACGAATTTTTTTCATTATCTCGTCAATGTCTTCTATTCGTTTATCAACTTCTAGAAGTTCTTCTTTTAGTTTTGTTGCACCTTCAAGTATTTCATTTATCTTAACTTGTTTATCTTCTATCATAATATCTTTATGAGACGATTCGATATCTTGTTCACATGTAGGACAATTTTCATTCTCTTTAAAAAACTCCATGTCTTTTGTTAACTGTTTATGTTTCTCTGTTATTGTTGCTCTAATGTTACTTAACTTTTTTAATTTGTTTGTAACTTTATCTTTATCGGTAATACTTTCATGTAAGTCATTTGAATCTGTTTTTAAATTATCAACTTCAACAACTCTTTCATTTAATACAGTTTTATTTTTATCAAACTCATTTTCTTTTTCAGTTATAATTTGTTCTTTGTTTGCTTTCATATCATCAATATAGTTTTGTTGCATTGCAATTTTTTCACAAGCAAGTTCAAATTGATAATCTAAATCTTTTATTTCATCTGCTACTTCTTTAATCTTTTGTTTAAGTAAGAATCCCATAATCGAAAATATTTTAATGTCAAGTATTTCTTCAACAACTTCTCTACGATGACTTGCCTTTAATTGCATAAACGGAATAAAAGTTGATGAACCCAAAATAACAACTTGAGTAAATGAACGAAAGTTTAATCGTAATACATTTTGTTCTAAAAACTTTTGATAATCTCTAGAGTTTGCATCTTGATTAACAAGAAGATTATCACAATAGATTTCAAATACATTTGGTTTAATACCTCTAATAATTTTCCACTCTTTAGTACCAATACTAAATTCTACTTCAACAACTGCTTCTCTATCATTAATAGTATTAACTAATTGTGATTTACTAATAACACGAAACGGCTTACCAAATAAACCAAAACACAATGCATCTAGAATAGTAGATTTACCAGCACCATTTTCACCAATGATTAATGATGTTCTATTTTCGTTTAATTTTATTTCTGTAAATTGATTACCTGTACTTAAAAAGTTTTTCCAACGAACATAATTAAAATTAATCATATAAACAATCTCCAAAGAGCAATAGTATTCATTGTAGTAAACCATACAGTTAATACCATAATCCAAGCAGATTTTCTATGATATGCTCCAAAGAAACCACTTACACTACCCACCCAATAAAATGGCATAAAGATATCTGGTCTTGGTTCTAATACTGTAAATGTTAATATTGCACTACCAATCATAACACTAAATGCACTTAGCATTTCTAGATAAAATGCTGTCACATTTGTTTTGTAACTATCAATCCAAAAATCTCTAACTCTGTTCATAATTCTAAATCCTGAGCTTCGTTGTATAAACCACGCATTATTCTTTTTAATCTATCTTTGTCAAGAGTAATATCTAATTCATCTACATATTTGTTTAATAGTGTTGTTGTATCCTCTGCATGTTTAACAATGTCATCTGGTACAGTATCAGCATGTAAATCTGAAAAGTCTTCAATAACTTTTACTTCATGACAATTTGCTTTCATTAGTCTTTCCATAAATCTATCAAACTGATATAAATCTTTTTTATTAACAACAATTAATTTAACAAACTTGTTTGTGTATTGTGATACATCATGATTTTCATAAAGTGTATTTGAATCATCATAATAAATCTTTTCATGCATTCTAATAGGATTAATAATTCTGTCTAACTGTAATGTTTCAGTATCAAAGATATGAAATCCTTTTGGGTCATTATAATCAGACCAAGTAATTTCATAAGGAGCACCTAAGTAATAAATTTGGCCGTCATCTGATTTGTGATGAAAGTGACCTGAAAATACAGTATCAAATTTTTCAAAGATTTTTTTGTCTTGACCATGGTCACTTACAACTCCCTTGTTCATTTGAAAACCTTTTATTTCTAAATGACCCATTGCTATACTAGCATCTGTTTCTTGAATCATTCCTTCAGCATAAATTTCATTTTGTACATTAATCCATGGCAATAGTAAAACTTTTAATTTATCAAAAGTAACTTCCGTAGCATCTTCGTAAATATGAATACGATTTGATTTACCATGTATTAGTTCTTTTAATGAGTTAACATCATTTGTGTTTTTAAAAAATACATCGTGATTACCAACAAGACAATGGAAATCAATTTTTAAATGTTCTAATGGAAATAAAAATCTTTCTCTAAATTCTTTTGCAGTTTTAAATGAAACATATTTACGTCTATCCATTAGGTCACCTAAATGAATAACAGTTTTTATATTATGTTTTTCTAAGTAAGGAAAGAATATACCTTCATAAAATTGAAGCATATAATCTAAGAAAAAAGTATTATCATTTCTTGCACCAAAATGAGTATCAGCAATAATTGCTACTTTCATTTTTTAGGTTCTTCCATAAAGTTCTCTAAACCTGCTGGAGTTTTTTCTTCTTTTTCTTTTTCTTTTGTTTTGTACACAGGTTCATCAGGCAACATAACTGTAGCATCAAATCCGTGAATACTATAATTTGTTGTGTCTATTGGTAAAACATCATGAGTACGATATTCTTCTTTTTCAATAATCTTATGTTTGATATGAGTTTGTTTTTTTTCTTTTTGTATTCTTCTAACAAAAGCATAATAGATTATTTGTGTAAAATATGCAAAAGGATTTTTTGATTTGTCAGGATTGAAGTTGTAAATGTATTGAAGACAATTCTCAATACCGTCTGATACCATTTCGTCTTTGTAAGTGTAGTTAATAAAGTTTGGTCTGAAAGATAAACCATTTGCAATCTTTAAAAAACATTCGCCTATGTAATGAGGTACTGGTGGCATTCGTTCGCCAACACCTTCTGCCTCTTTACATTTATCTTTAAACTTTTGCATCTCTTCAAAAAGTTTTTTATTATCGACATAGTGTATGGTTTTTTTCTTCACGTTCACATCCTTTTTCAATGACGCCGCATTGCACGGCGCCAGTACTTAATTATAATTGTTAATTGCCGAATTCGTCTTTTGCAGTAACATCGTCTAAGTCTTCATCGACATTGTATTCTTCTTCGTCTTCGTCAGTTGTTTCTTCATCAACATTGTATATACCTAAACCTTCAGCAGGTAAGTTATCAATTAGTTGAAACAATTCGTCAATCTTGTCTTCAATATTTTCAAGTCGTTCTTCTATATCATCTCTAATTTCTTCGACATACTCATTTGACAGGTCGTTAGTTTCTAGAGCTTCAAGTCTAGTTTCTAACTCTTCTAGTTTTTTTAATTGTTCATCTGCCATTTTGTTCTCCTATTTTTATCATAGTTAACACTATTTGTCAAGGTAATAAAAATTAATTTAACCCTTGACTTTTTCATTAATGCTCTTATAATAGGTTATGTGCCTGATAGAGTATTAATGTTGAGTAGGTTTAACTGCATCTAAAAACTTTTTAATTTCGCTCTCATCCCAATCATCTTCTTTTTCATTTGCAAAATCTTTATTTTCGTAATCACTTGCTTCAACTGTGGAATATCCTAGTTTCATAGGATTTTTATTTGCAATATCCATTTGTCTGTTATAGAAAAGTTTCATACCATCCGAAGCATTAACTATTGTAATAATAGTATCTTTTCTAATTTTACAAACTGCTTGTTCTGTATAAGGATGCATCCATTTGTTTAATGATAATGATTCAATAACTCCCTCTCTAGTCATTTTAGGGATTGTCTGCATCTTCATTGGATTTTTAATTGTAAAATAGTCTTTATCAAATTTAACTATATCAGCGATAATCTCTTCACCAGTATTAAATTTAATTATTTGTTGTGTCATATTTTTACCTCGTCTATCCTATATGAGAAACTTTCCTCATTGTATATATTTATTCTTTCTTCAAAGTGTCTTAGCGTAAAATTCTTCTTAGATTTGTATGTCAAATCATCGCAGATATCGTATATTAGAACGGAATTCTTAGTTCCATTTCTACGCAATCCACGGCCAATCGATTGTAACACCCGTATTCTGCTTTTACTTGGTGATGCGAACACGATATTGTTAAGGTTAGGAATATTAATACCAGTGCTAAAAGTGCCATAAGACGCAACAATAATAGAATTATCTGATGAATTGACATTTTCTCTTATCTTCTCTCTTTCTTCAGCGCTTGTTCCACCATAAACATAATAGGTATTATCACCTTTTAACATATCGTATAATATATTTCCATGTTTTTCTACTAGTTGAAATAAACATAGTGTGTTACCTGGTAAAGTTTTGCACAGATTAGTAATAAAATTATTTCTTCGAATATGACCTGCGAGATAACTTATCTCTTCAGCATATGTATAATCTTTGATTTGTTTGCATTCTTCTTCTTTGTGTTTTAAGACAACACAATTTGTTGTTAATTCTGCAAGTGTTTTTTTATCTATCAATTCTTTTGTAGTAATAACTTTTTCAACTTTACCAAACAATCCTTCTAAAACTAATCGATGAGTTTGTGTGCCATCAAGTGTGCCTGTAAATCCAAAACGATAAGGACAGTCTTCTAATTTTTCCATAATGCTTGTTAAAGACTTTGCTTTAAATGTGTGAGCCTCATCACCAAAGATACATTGATATTGACTAAAGTATTTCTTTTGTAATTTGTATAAAGATTGCCAAGTTGAAATTGTAACAGGTTTATCTGATTCTTTATCATGACCAGAATAAATTTTATGTATGTGTTCTTCTTTCCAACCATAAGATACAAAGTCACTTGACATTTGTTCTACTAAAGAAGTTGTTGGTACTAAAATTAATATTTTTTTATTCATCATTTTATAATAACGAACTAAGCAATAAATGATAAATGATTTACCAGATGCAGTTGGACTTACAAATAATCTTCTAGAATTTTCAATTGCTGTGCAGATTGAGTTGAATTGATAGTCTCTTGTTTCAAAAGGTATATTTAATGAACTAATAAAACCTTGAACATCTTCTACATTAATAGACTTTACATTTTCGGTAACCCCCTCATGAAGAACATACTCTAAATTATTCTTTTTTAGAAAATCTTCTAGGTATGATAACAACCCTGCATAAATTTTATTTGTCTTAATTGAAAATAAACGAATCTTACCATCCCACATTCTATTACGAAATGCTGGCATAAATTTGGCACCAGGTACTTCGAATTCAAAAAATGTACTTAGTTCTCTTGCGACATGAATTTCACATTCAACCATTAAGTGGACATCGTTTACTCTGTGAATAAAAATCATATTTTTTGTAATGCAACTAAATTGTTTTGTTTACTATGTAGTGTTGCCATTTCTAATGATACCATAGAATCTACAAATCTTGAAACACTATCAAGGTTATAATCATGATATAATATAATACCATTATCAACAACATTATTCCAATATGTTAATGAATCTCTACGAACAGATGTAAATGTATGGTCACCATCGATTAATAACATTTCAAAATTAATTTTCTCTAAGTAATAGTCATGTGAGTTTGTTTCAATAAATGTAAGTCTATCTAGATAATCTTTAGGTATATAATCGTAATGTTCTTTTAGTTTGTCTTTTAAGTCTATGGAATAAACTTTTCTATCTGTATCTTTTGTAGCATCTAAAAAAGCAAAAGTAGAACTGCCCATACCTATCTCTAGAATATCACCTTCCGTTTGTTCAACCATTTGATAGAGAAAATCAATTTCTTCATTTCTCATTTGTTGAATAGTATTAAACCATTCCGGCTTCAAATTTTTTCCATTCAATAGCATTTTTTATATCCCAACCTCTAGACGAAATAGATTTTAAAACATAATCAATATATTTTGTTGTAGTTTCTAAGTAAACTATTTTATTTTCTGCATCAATAATTTCTTTGTCTGATTCAATATAAACATGTAAATCATTTTTTAATACCTTTAAATCAAAAGGTTTTGTTACATATATTTTGGCATCTGCTTTTCCACCATAATATTCCCACTTTTCTCTGTATAAAACTTTGTATTCACCTTTTGCTTTTGCAAGTAAAAATTCAAAGTTAGTTTTGTAATCAATAAACTTAGCATACAAATCTTGATTTCTTAAAGCCTCTGTATCTAAATGGTCTTTATTGACTGGTAATTCTTTGTAAACTATTTGTTTTAATTCATCTAATGTCATTTTATATTAGTTCCTTTGCTTTAAAATATATACTATATCTTGTGTCTTGTCAAGGGTTAATTAATCACCACGTCCATTTGTCAGTACAGGCACTTCTCTAGAGTTAACAGTCATTCTTTTTCTTTTAACTTTATTTGTATTGTGATAATTTCTATAAATCGGAGTTTCTATGTGACTAAACATTGCAAGATTTTTTGTTGCAAACTGTAAAGGTATTTTTTTATCAAACTCTGTTATCCATGAAAAGTTTTCTATCTTTGCATAATGATAAAGAACATAATATTTTGGGGGATTGATAAATTCATAATTAACTTTTTCGGGGCCTATGCAATCACACACACAATCATAATAATAATTAAATATTGGATTAAGTAATGCATCTCTATTGTCAAAATGATAACTGCCTTCATAGTTGTATTTTTGTTTATAGTGTTCTATTGTTTGTAGAATATCTATACCATCTCGATTGATGATGTTTCTTTCAATATTGACACATGAAGTAATATTATTACCATATTGTCCTAAGAAAAAATCTAGATTGGCTCCACCACCATTATACTTAACTGTTTGGATTTTAGAAAAGAGGTCATTAAGAATTTCATATTCAAAAAGTTCAAGTTCAATATAGTTGTCGTATCTCGAAAGATTTTTAACATCTTTCCACAAATCATTGTGCATTATATAATTCCTTTTATAGGGTTACTATTTCATAATATTTATATGAGAATTCTGTAGTTGCTTTTAAGTATGTAACGTCTGTATCTTCTTGAGTAAAATCTAAAGCTGAAAGAGACAAGGGATATAAGTCTTGAAATCTTACTTCGACTAAAGGATTGTTTTTATTAGATAGTAATGTTAATGTTGCATCTGAAAACATTGCATTGGCAGGTGTTCGTTCACTTGTTTGACCAATATCAGTACCAGATAAAACTGCCCCTCTTGTTGCGGCTGGAGTGTTTGATGTTACTGCTCTAAAATCAGAAAACTGTTTTCTAGATTTAGGAAATCCTATCGCAAGTAACCAATTGTGTAGTTCGATGTAGTTTTCGAAATTTTCTGCTACTTGAAATCCAATAGTAAGATTATCAAATGTTAATTCATCACCCATCATAGGTATTTGTTTTAAAGGTGTAGGCATAAATGCCTCACCAAGTGTAATGCCTGGTAAGTTACAGTTTGTCACAAAGAACTCAACCTTTGGAAGTTGAGTAATTCCAAACTTAAATTGTGTTGGACTTGCATAGTCCAATGTTGTTGGTTGTCTTGAAATACTACTCATAATACTATTTAGTAGAAATAAAAAAGGGCGCCGAAGCGCCCCTTTCGAATAAAATTGTAATCGAGATTACATTAAGTTAGATACTTTAACTCTTCTATAGTACTTGTTAGTATTCGCTGTAATTGCGATACTTCCGTCAGTACTTGCAGCCACTGTTCCTGTGTGGAATGGGTTGGAAGCGATACCATATCTAGTCTTAAATCCAATTTTTGGTTGGAATGTGTTCTCGCCAACTGCTCTCACCATTTGTAGTGGAACATATGGGCAATAGAACATACCTGCGTCATAAGGTGATGAACCTTTGTAACCAACAATGTAGTATTGTGAAGCTGATACGTTAGCTGCATATGGGTCTACATATACTTTGTATCTGCCGTTTAACACACCAGCAAAAGTTGTTGATGTATCATCTACGTTTAAGTTAGTTGATAACGCTGGAGTGTAATCTAAAACACCAGCCATTTGTAAAGCAGAAGCAACGTCAGCACTTGTAATGATGATGTTACCTTTCCCTCTTCTTGTCTGTTGACCGATTGCGTTAGCATCTCTTTCAACTGCAAATAGAAGTCCTTTGAACTTTTCAACTGACCAACGACCATTTGAATCGGTGTCTAAATCGAAAATACCTGCGTTTGTTGTATTTACCTGAGCACCTTTAACAGCTGATACATAGATGTTTCTTATAACTTCTCTGTTGATTTCTGTTAAGATTTCTGCTGATAAAATGTTAGCAAGTTCTGTCTCTGCGTCTAAACCATGGATTGCTTTTAAGTCTTGAGCAAGTTCCATTGTGTATTCAGCTTTAAGAGCTCTTGATACAGCTGTAACTGTGTGTTTCT